TTATCTCTATGAGATTTTTGATGATAGTGTCCTGTAAATACCTTTTTAAATTTTCCAACAAACGAGGGATCCATTCCATTTTCCATGTAATGACCAGGATGTGCTTCAAATCCATTCAACTCTAAATGACCCATAGCAACTGTAGCTTTACTCTGAGTTATTGTGTAAAGAGTTTTGTCATAGTTATCATCTGCAATCCAAGGAATAAAACAGATATCTAGTCCACCAAAGTTAACTGTGCAAGGTTCATCATATACTGTTATATTTTTATAAGAACTCAACAACTCTCTAGGAGCATTGACTCTTAATGTATTCTTATAATAGATATCATGATTACCTACAAGCATGTGCATTTGTACACCCAACTCTTCGAGTGGGTCAAACCACATTTGTTTTGCCTCGTTTAGAGACAAGAAGTTAATAGATCTACGTTTATCAAACGTATCTCCTAAGTTAATAACTGTATCAACACCAGATGCCTTTATAAAAGGAATGACAATCTGACCATAAAATTTTTTATAGTGATTAATAAAATGAACATTATCATTCCTAACACCGAAGTGTTGATCGGTGATAAGTAAAATCTTCATCGTTTTGAATTCATCTCTACACGAGACTTAATTTGATTATACTCTGCTCCACCATCTCCGTCAACACTAAAGACATGATCGTAGCCTGATTTTTCTAGAATTTTATCCTTAATATCCATCTGTCTTTTCTCCTTTGCTATACGTCTTAGAAATGCATAATACACTATCTGAGTAAAATATGCAAATGGATTTCTACTTTTGGCAGGATCAAAGTTATCAATATACTGAATACAATTTTCTATACCATCACAGACCATATCATCCTTATACATGTAGTTGATAAAGTTTGGTCTATAAGATAGATGGGTCGCGATTTTTAAAAAACACCCACCGATATAATTACTGACACGAGGTTTCGGCAGATTTTTTTCTTTTGCTATATCTACTTTCTCTTTATATTTTATAATTGCAGCAAGAAACTCTTGATTATCAACATAATGTTGTCGCTTTTTAGGTGCTGCTTTCTTCATATACCTTTGTTTTGTTGATTTTAGTATACCACAGAACTAAAAGCTTGACAACCCTGTGTATCGTGTGTACAATAACACTGTAAGGGTTCAAGACCACCCTCTAAATAGTTTCTCAAACTTAAGTCTTGCGTCCTCAATCTTTCCAAGATAACCTTTGTTGTCATTGAGTTCACTTTTTCTGCGGTGAGTCTTTGTAGGATCATCACCTATTATAAATGCTTCATACATTAAGATGATAGGTTTGGACATCGTGCCCATTGTAATAATATCTCTATCTCTAACAATAAAAAATTCCTCGTCGGACATGGGCATCCACTTAGTAAATCCCATTCCTCTCATCACTTTCTGATCAGAAATTTCTTTAGTGATAGCATGAACGCATACAGGATCTTGTAAAAATACAAGGCAATCCCCATTGTCTTCGGTAATTACTGCCTTAGCAAGTACCTCTTCGCCACTTACTAATTTGAAAATACCATGGAAGTCTTCGTCTTTTTTAGTGTAATTAATCATAAGCTTTGAGTTTTACATCTATGATTTCATAATCAAATTTTTCTTCGTTATAAATTTTGACTCTTTCCATTAGATGATTCAATGTATAATTGTTTCCTCTATTAGTGGAAATGTCATCCGCTATGTCATATAATGTTGCTTGTGACTTATTTTCCCCCTTTCTTAATACTCGACCTATAGACTGTAGGTTCCGTACTCTGGACTTAGAAGGAGAGGCAAAAATAATGTTATGTAGTTTTTTGATATTGATACCAGTAGAGAATGTGCCATAAGAAGCAACAATAATGGCATTGTCTGATTGCTCAGTTAATTGCCTTACATCTTCTCGGTCTTCAACATCAACACCCCCATGAACGAGATACACGGGTTTGTCTGTATGACTATTTATCAAGTTGTAAAGAGGCAGACCGTGCCTTTCTACATAGTTGAAAAGAACAAGCGTGTTACCCTTTAGGTCTACTGCAAGGTTACGGATAAATTTATTACGTCCTTCATGGTCTACTAGATAATCAATTTCATCTTGATATCCTTCAAACAGTTGCTCATGATGTTTAAGAAGAATTATCTTTACTTTTAACTTAGCAAGATAACCTTGTTTGATTAATTCATTAGTCTTAGTTACTTTGGAACATCTACCAAATAAACCTTCTAATACTAATTGATTTACATTTGCACCATCTAAAGTTCCAGTAAATCCAATACGGTATTTACATTTATGAAGTTTAGACATCAACGCAGTCAGAGATTTTGCTTTAAACTGATGTGCTTCATCACCAATTACTACGTCAAATCTATCAAACCACTTACGAGGTTCTTTGTAAATTGATTGCCAAGTAGTAATAACTACGCTATGATCTGTATA